ATGCTCGATTGAATGACCTTGTTGTACGACCCCTCGCGGTTGTCTGGCAGCAGAGAGGTCTGATAGGTCCACGTAAGCTGCTCGCCGTTCTCCACGTACACCGACGAGGCCACGGGGAGGACGCCGCTTTGCCACAGTACCCCGTTGGCCTGGTAAGGGGCGCCGAGGAAAGCGGCCCCGTTCGAGTAGGCCGAGATCATCCGCATCGCGCAAGTGTGCGGCCCGGTCCACTGCTGGTTCTGGAAGTTGAACCAGTATTCGTAAGTCGGCTCCCCCGGCGCCGCTGCGTTCTGCACGGTTACCCGGTAGATGTCTTCGGCGTAGTCTGCGCACATCCGGCTAGGGTACAGCGCGTTGAGGAACGGGACGCACACCCCGGAGCCCTGGGACCCGATCGGCTCGGAGAGCGTACCGGTAAGCCCCAGAACGCGAAGACCGTCAGCAGCGATGAACGCCGTACCGTAGGGCGTGCCCGCCGTCGAGTTAGGTGCCAGAGTCCCTACGGACCCTTGGATCGTATTCTGCGCCAGGTTCGAGGTTGCAGCATCCCCGGTGATCTGCGTCAGCGCCGCAGCGCCCTTGAACACAGTAAGGGACTGCTGGACGCCCCCGGTAAGCTGAGAGGTCAGCGGTACGGACGTGATCGCGGTTATGGGGGTGTTGTCGCCGATCACCAGCGCCTGCGAAGCGAAGCTGACCTGCAAAGGTTTGAGCACGTCGCTGTATACGAGGTAAGGGCCTAAGCCGAAATATCCGCGACCGTTGAACCCCGCCACGGCGATCGGAACCTGGCTGAGCGGGTTCGTGTTGGTGTTGCCGGCGCCCCACAGCGGCGCGACAAACGATCCGCCTGTGACTGTTACGGTTTCGACGTTGGCCGTCGCCGTGGCGTTAGCCGACAAGGTGATCGTGCCGCCGCCAGAGAAGTTGATCGAGGTCCCCGTCGCGGTGGCGATCGCCGCTTGGTTGATCGTCACCGTGGTTCCGCTGACCGCCGTCACATAAGTCCCGGCCAGAAAATCCGGGCCTGTAACAGACATTCCGGGGATAACACCTGTGACGCTCGCCACGCTGCTGATCGTCGTCGTACTGTTGGTGTTGCCTGTGGTGTTCAAGCTGAACGTGCCGTTCGCGCAAGACACGACATAGGCGCCTGCGGGTATGCCCGCGCCGGAGACAAGCTGACCGGGCTGGACGCCTTGCAGGATCGGCGCAGAAGTGCCCTGCGTCGTAACCACCCCGGTCAGGATAGGCGACCCGCTGGTCGTGTTGGCTATGACGGTCTGCGAGTAGCCGCTGATGTCAAGCCAACCAAAATATGGGTTGGCCCCTCCTGTGTAGCCGGGGTGCAGAAACAGGATGATCGAATTGGTGACGGCGCACACCACAGGCGGCGTCCAATCTCCCGTGGTGGGCTGCGTAGCGGGCAAAAGAGCCGCCGACACCCCGGCCAGAGTGACGAACTGCTCCGCGACCAGGTCGTAGCAGAAGGGCTGGTCCTTTCCGGGGTACGCCGTCGTCGACTGAACCCACCCGTAGGCGCGGCTTCCGACCACAATAAGCGCGCTGATGACCCCTTGAGGCGCGTACTGCTCTGTCTCCAGAAGCTGACCGCTTTCGGTTTCGAGCAGCAACCCGCTTTCTGTTTCGAGGTAGCCGCCGAAGTTGGCTACGGTCACGCCCGCCGGGCGCGGGGTGTAGACCCCGGACGTGCCGTAGCTGGGGACAAGGTTCTGCAACAGCCGCATCGACCCCGACGGGGCGTTTGTCCCGTCGAGGCTGTCCGTCACTCCGGTCGGTGTGAAGACGATATTCTTGGCGTCGCGAAGGGCCATCTTCGTATTTAGAACCCCACGGTTTTCGTGTTAGGGATGCGAGAAAAATTTTGGCCAAAGTACCGTCGATCCAGTTTAACTCTCATCGACCGATCGCTGCTGTCGTCTTTCATCTTGAGGTACTTGTCGAGGATGCCCTCTGCCCGCTCAAAGAAAGAGTTGGCCCGCGTGTCGTCAGTGAGGTCCATGACTTCTGCGGTCAGCCGCGTCGTCAGGTAGTTCGTGTTCGGGAACCACGGTATCGCGGTGCTTGTCTGCGGATTGGTGATGTCTGGCATCTGCTGGTAGTAGCGGATGGTCACCGGGTAGACGCCGTTCGGGGGCGGCCAGAAATATATCACCGGGGGCGACTGGCTCATGTCCGTCGCGAACATGGTCGGGATCGACTGCAACCCCGGCTGCTGCACCAGCGAATCAAATTCGGCCAGGTCGAGAGGCACCAGCGGGTACGGCACGTTGTCGAACGTGATGAACACTTCGCCCGGAAGCGTCCGCAGATACGCCGCAGGGAGCGTGTAGGGTCCGACGCCCGAAGAGATGCTCAGGATCGTCGTCGCTTTCGCGAGGTCCAGATCATAGGTTTCGCAAAGATCTGCGAGGATGGAGTTGAGAAGCTGCCCGGCCTGGCTGAGAAAGCCGGGCGCCCCTGCCTTCTGCACTGCAAGCGTCACGATCTGCTGGGCTTGCAGTGCCATAGGTCAACCCCCCGCAATGGCGACGGTTGCCGCCAGCTTCTCGCGCAGCTTGGTCAGGTGCTGCTCGTGTCGTGCGATCGTCACATTGATATTGCCACGGTGCTGCGTGCGCTCGGCTTCCAGCTTTTCCTTCTCCGCGCGCAGCGCGTCGAGCATTTGCTGGTGCTTCTCGGCCTCCTTGGCTGAGAAGCCGACCAGCTTGTTCCGCCCCGAAGCCTCGGCGGCCTCGTTGATCTTGCGCAATTCGCCAGCAACGTGGCTGGCTTGAACGTCGAAACGCGCCACCGCAAGCGCATGGTCCGCATCGAGCCGGGTAACGTCGTCATGCAGGTTTTGCAGCGTGCGCGACCCGTCCTCGATGTCGTCACGCAGCTTCTCGATCTTGGCTTTGGCTTCCTGCCGTTCGGCTGCGGCCAGCAGCTTGTCGAGCAGCCCGTCAATCTCCGCCTTCGGCGCGTCGCGCGAGACGTAGGTGGTCATCTTGACCTGACGTGTGTCGCCAAGAGCGGACACGACTTCGACCCCGAGCGCGGGAACGTCCTCGACCGCGCTCATGCTGCGAGGCTCCCGATCTTGGCCGCGAGGCCCGGCGTCACCGGGGCCACGCCCTGTTTGGTGACGTGCTGCGCATGGCTGCGGCGGTACGCTTCCTGCGGGTCTTTTCCGTCAAGCTGCGCCTGGTGCATGTAGCTGCGGAACATGACTTCGTTGAGGGTCTGCGCTGTGTGGCGCGGAATGGTGTACGTCGACCCGTGGAAGTATTGCTTGCCGTCGATGATGATGCGGTCAGTGTACTCCGCCACGTCGACCGTGATCGTCACCGGCTCGTCCAGGTCGATCTGCCCGGTCAGAGCGTTCCGCTCGCGCCGGATCGCGTCCATGCTGTCCGCGATCAGCCGCTCGCGCGCGGCCTTCCGCTCGGCGTCGTCGAGGCGCTTCTTGGCCTCGGCCACCGCAGCGTCATATTCCGCGTTGCTCAGCACCGGGTGCTTGCGGTCTTCCTCGGGGGCTTTCGCGCCTCTGGCTGGCTTGGCTGCTTCTCGCGCCAAGCGGACGTCGATGTCTTCGTCTTCGGGCATAAATATTTCCTCCAAAGGCCAAGGGGCCGATGCGGGTTTAACCCCGTATCAGCCCCCTGTCCAGAGAAGCGGCTTAGCCGAAGGTGCCGTTGGTCGACGCAGCAGACTCGATGCGCGCAGCGAACTGCGTGTTGAGAATGATCGTCCCGTAGAACACCTTCCACGTGATGACCCGAAGCTGGTTGAACGGGTCAGACTTGTCGGGGTCTTTCAGATAGGCGAACTTCGGATCGTCGAGCACGACCTGACCGTAAGCGCCGCGCCCGAACACGAAGGTCGGGTACACGGTGATGCCTGTTGCGGGCGCGGCAGGAGGAACCTGTGCGTTGCCCAAGGCCGTGATGACGACGGTCTGGTTCCCGGCAAGCTGGGTGGCCTGCCCGGTTTGCGGGCCGTAGGTCGGACCCGAGGCGCAAGCGCCCAAGTTGGTCGGGCTGGCCGTGGTGCCGACGTACACGTTGAAGGTGTACCCCGCCAGAGTTGGCAGCGTGACCGAGATCGAGCCGGTGGCGCCCGTGACGGAGATGCCGCCGGAGACCTGATAGATGCGGCTCTCGTACTGGTTCTGCGTGTCGCTCGCGGTGACCTGCACGTAGTAGGTGCCGGTCGCCATCGCGCCCGACGTCCCCGCCGTTCCGCTGATCGCGGCCACACCCGTGAACGTCGGGATGAGGTTCGATTTGCAGAAACGGATTTCCGCCCATTCGCCGGCCTCGAAGTTGTACAGGCGATTGATGTCGCTGTACGACCACGCGGTCACCACCGTCGAGTTCTGCCGGAAGTCGTTCACCACCAGCGGGTGAATGATCGCGGCGTAGTGCGGGTTGGTGCGCGGGTCTTTCGAGGCGTTAGCCCCGCCGCCCTCGACCGAGTTCTTCTGGTCGGTCTGCTCGTCACCCATGAAGCGCGGAGCGCCGATGGTTTCGAGGTTGGCGGAAGTACGCGAGACGGTCGTCGGG